GACTCAAGTTGAGTTTCGCGGCTTTCCTGCTGTTCAACCAGTTCGATGGCCATTTCTCACCCTGCCAGCGGAATGTATTGGCGATTGCGCCGCGTTGCCTCTACGAGTTTCCTAGTGTTTGCGGCGGTCTCCTCGCTCGCCTTTATCAGCCGATCCTCGCGCCCTCCCAGGAACGGCAGAGGCGAGGTGACCACGAACGCCCCGTGCACGAAATCCTGTATGTTCCTGGATGCGGCGTTTGCCATGTTAGCGAGCTGTTCAAACGCGTCTTTGATTTTCTTCTGTTCGTCTTCGCTTTCTGTCGGGACTTCCGGTGCCTTGCCGGCCCCTTTGCCTGCCCTTGCTCTGGCGGCGGCCTGGCGTGCCTCTTCGAAATCCTGTTTGGCTTTTTCGAGTTCTTCGGCAATGGATTTGATTTCTTGCTGGTATTGCTTCTGTCTGTTCTTTTCAGCATCTACCCATGCTTGGCTTATAGCCTCGAGTTGTCTGCTTGCGTTTTCTTCGATGTCCTTGATTTTCTTTGCGGTTTCTTCGTTGATTTTCTTTTTCTTCGCCGCGGCCTCGTTCTCTATCTGGCGCATCCTGTCCAGATAATCGCGCCCCAGACGGCCGAGCGCCTGCTGAAGCTCTTCCCTGGTGATTTCCCCCCTCTTGTACATTTGGCGGATCTCTTCTCTTGCACTCTCGTATTCAGACGTCTCCCATGCCTTTCTGAAATCGCCTACTATGTCGATACCTTTCTTCTTGAGGCCTGCCAGCGTCTCGTACCATATTTTCTTCATGCCGGAACAGGCGATGGTCCACGCCGAGAGCAGGCCGTAACAAATGTCATCGACGATATCCCAAAACCGCTTCTTAAAACCGGCCCATGCTTCATACAGTTTTGAAATCCCTCGCGTCCATTCGAGTTTCAGGAACGTCCACATCACTTTTGCGGCAAGCCTGATATCGCCTGCGGCCAGGGCATCACGTATGCCTTCCCACGCTTTGACCGCATCGTCCTTGAGCGTCTGGAACCTCTCGCCGAGCCAGTTCAGCAGTTTGCCCATGAAACCGGTCTTGTAGGCCCAGATACCGGCGACGGTGGCGACGGCCGCACCGATCAGCAGCAGCGGAGCGGGTAACGCCAACAGGGCCTTGGCCATGAGCTTGAACAGGCTGATGCCCTTGCCTATCACGCCCGCGATAGTGCCGATCGCGCTTCCGGCCCATTCGATGGCGGTACCCAGCGTCATCAGCGCAATACCCAGTCCGCCGACTGCAGCGGTCCCGATGAAGACCGCCCTGACCAGGTCCTTGTTCTGCTTGATCCACCCGGCGACGGATTTCGTGATCTCGGCAAGCCTGGCAACCAGCGGGGTCAGGACGGGAAGCAGTGCGTTACCGATCTCGACTGACGTGTCGTAAAGAATCCCCCTGAGTGCCTTCATCCTGTTGGCAAACGATCCTGCGGTCTTGATCGCATCACCGGTGACGCCCTGTTCGGTCATCGTCCGCATGATGATCGACAGCCGCAGGAGCGCCTTCTGCTGTTCGGTAATTTCCGACCAGGACTTGTGCACACCCATCCTGAGGGCTTCCTGGCGCAGGGCCGCCTCGCGGATGTTCACGCCGAACTGGTCCATCACCTCAGCCGAACCGGCGAGGGCACTGCGGAGCCGCCTGATGGCCTCTTCGTCGCTTACGTTGTGGAATGATGCGAAGTCGATGGCGGCCTTCGTAAGGGACTTGCTGAACTCCAGTGCCTGTCTGGAATCGAAGCCCAGGCCGATAAAGAACGTCTGGAAGTCGGTCATGGCATCCATGATCGCGAATCGCGACCGGCCGACAGCCTTTGCGAGCCGCCTGGCGAACTCCATTGCGGCATCGGCCTGGTCCCTGAAGACTGCGCGGAAGCGGTTTTCCATTTCCTTCGCCTCGGAGGCGGCTTTTACGGTCACCGTAGTGACCGGCACAAGCACGGCGCTTACAGCAGCGCTGAGCCTGGCCCCGAAGTGCTGAATGCGGTTGCCGAAGCTCTCTATTTCAGCGCTCTGACCAGTTTGCTGGAGTCCGCGTACACCTCGACGTAGGCCTTGCCTGCCCTGATTTCACCTGCTGTCGGCATGGTTCTTTCCGAAGATCTCCTTCAGCATCGCCCAGCTCTTCTGCGGAGACTGCCTGACTTCCACCTGTGCGTACGGATTGAAGTCATCGGGCTTGAAGGCCCGCGTCTTTTTCGGGTCGCGGTTGACGTTCGCGATCAGGGCCATGATGCACGATGTATGCGTCCACATCTGCTTCGAGCGACCTTCGGCCATCCAGTACAGTTCACGAAGCGTCAGGGGCCCGGGATCGATTCCGATGAAACCGGCTAGTTCGTAGATGCTTCGCCAGAGATCGACCGGACGACCTCGCTCACGTCGATCTCGCTGATCTTCTTCTCGACCTGTTCGATCCCTGCGGCGATGAGTTTCTCCAGGACCTGAATCGCGCTCACCAGGTCGGTCCTGCCCAGCTGGCGGAAAAAATCCACCAGTTCTTCGTAGAAGGCCTTCTGTGCGGCCAGGATGGCATCACCGCCGAGCGACCGGCCGAACTCCTCATCGCTGATGCCCGCCGCATCGGCCTGGGGCTTAACGATCGCATAGATCACATCGCACACCAGGACGACGTCCGTGCCCAGTCTGGTCAGAAGCGGCGGGTCGCCGGATTCCAGCTGCAGAAGGTCGATCCCCAGCAGGGCCCTGACGCGCTTTACCGCGTCAACGGTCAGCGATACTGTCCACGTACGGCCTGTGCTGTCAGTAAACGACCTCATGGCTCATTGCCTCTGTCACGCGCCGCCCGCAGTGACCCATTCGACGTCGCCGCTCGGCCTGGCGGTCACGCTTACCGTCAGTGCCTCTTCCAGCGGCTGGTTCACGCTGAACTGCATGATGTGGAACGTTCCCTTGATGCCCTGAGCCGAGTCAGCCTTGTCACCGTCGAGTGCGGCCAGTTCGATCTCCGTCTGATTCAGCCAGGCATCCTTTATCGCCTGCCAGCCGCTGTCATCGGGCTCGTAGGCCATCTCGAATTCAAGCGTGCAGTTGTTGAAGGTCGGGGCGACCTTACGCCACTTGCTTGCCCGCGAGACGCTCTCCGCCTCGCCCGTTTCCAGCGTGACGGTCACATCGCGGACGCATGTAAGTTCGCTCATGCTGGCAAGGTCTGCCCCCGCGGTGCCGTGATAGAGTTTTGCATCCTTGCCAAGGTAGATCCTGCCCATCTGTCATCCTCCTTGCCTACGGCCTGATGGAATCTCTCCACAGGCTGGACAGCTTCGGCATTTCCTTCTGCAGGGCCGGCCGCATGTAGGGTCTGGCCCTGTACCGCATCCGGCGGCCGTCGCGCCGCACGATCCCGCCGTATTCGAGTATCTGCGGCACGGTGCTGGTGCCCCTCCGGAAAGCCACCGGGCCGACCACCACGCTTCTGCGTGAGGCGTCGTAGCCGAAGAATATGAACCGCCGCAGCAGGCCCGTATGCGAATGCGGTGGATGGCCCGGCAGCGAGATCTTCTTTCTTTTGCGGATACTGGTCTTCGCCCTCTGCCTGACGTAGGCCCCGAATTTCGACAGTACCCGCCGTGCGGTGCGGTCAATCGCCCTGATGACACTCGCGCGGTCGAAAAACATCTTTGTTGAGATCCTGAAACTGATCATTTCAGTACCCTGTAAGTCACCGAAACCAGGGCGGTGAATACGCCCCAGTCGCGCAGGTGCTCTTCCGCCGGGGCTCCGGAGATTTCACTGCCGACCCAGATCGCATCGGGACAGCCCGCAAGCGTCCGGCCGTGCAGATAACTGTCGATCTCCTCCACCAGGTCCATCAATGCATCGGCCTCGGCATCGCTGCTGACCTTCTTCTGCACGCCGATGTCTATCCTGTAATCCGACCATCGAACGCTGCGGCTGAGCCTGCCGGGCGAGGCCTCTCTCGGCACGACCGTAACCCGCAGTGTCGTCAGGTCCTTCAGTTCGTACTCGGGCCTGTAGGCCTTCACTGCGGTAAAGGCCCATGAGAATTCGCCTGCGTTCAGTTCGCTGACGACGGCATCGGCAATGTCAGCAGCACCCGTCATCAGCCGATCACCCTCGGCCCGGCGAACCCGTATGCGCCGACGATGTCGACGACGTTATGTCCGTCGCCGACGTTCGTCAGCCCGCCTTCGCGACGCGTGATGCGTACCAGGGCGGTACCGCGCATTTCGACCACTGCATCGTCGTTGAGCAGAAGCAGTCCGCCTGCCAGACTGACCTGCCCGCTGACCATCAGAGTTCCTGCGACCATAAGCGCGCCGTTCTGGACGATCAGAAGCGCAGCGCCGCTGTCGATCTGCACGGACCGCCCGGCCAGGACGCTGTAGATGAAATCCAGCCTGACAATGTGCGGCGCAATGATTTCGACGTCGTCGACGTTCGGATTCGGCACGCTGCCGCCCTGCCAGGTGGCAGGGTCATCCCATAAACCCGATTGTGCGGACTGTATCAGCGCCATCCCGCAAGCCTCACGTGAAGATGCGGTAGAACACGCCTTCGCCGTCGACTCCCACGCGCACGTAGATCTTGCTGGCATCGTCTATGCGTATGATCACGCCCTCGTAGTTCGTGGGCATGACGGGAATGTTCTGGCTGTCGGAATCGCCGAGAAATACCGGTTTCGTGTTCAGCGGATTGCCGTCGGAATCGACGCGCGCGCCGATCCAGACGAACCTGCACGGCGTACTGTCAGCCACGAGCGGCTCGGGCGTTGCCGCGCTGGCGACCGTCTTCGTGCCGCCTGCAAACGCTCCGCAGCCGGCCAGGTCCGTCAGCAGCGCTCCGGCGTTGCTTACCTGGACGTCTGCAGAATAGATCCACTTTCTGGCCATCTTTCAGTCCTCGTTACCCTGCAGCCACGGTCGCGACAGGAGTTTCTCGTAGATCGACCTGTTGAGCGTAAGCAGTTCGCGTACGATGCTGGTCAATTCGCGTATCGCCTGCGTGTTGGCGCTGATCACGCGGTTGGTCTCAGTCAGCACGTCCAGCAGTCTTCTGGTAAGCCATACCACGATTGCCAGAAGAACGCCGGACAGCCCGACAAAGCCGTAACGCACTACGGGCTCGACGAACTCGTTGCCCATCCATCAGCCTCCGTCAGTCGATCCGTCTCGTATGAATCCGCAGCATGGTGCCTGCGGGGTCCAGGAATCTGTAATGTTCCCCGGCCAGTGGCAGCACCTCGAAGGTCCGCCCGTCGGCCGTCGTAATCCTGTCGCCGGGCTCGGGCAGCACCCGCTGGCCGTCCAGCACCAGGTCGGCGGCATCGACGATCCAGTCGGTCACGTGGGCCTTCACCGTCGTGCCGTATTCGTCGGCGATCTCGTACTCGGTGCGGCCCGGCGTAGCCTGCAACTGGACCGACGATTCGCCGCGGCTGTAGGTGACCGACTGGCTGAGGCTGGTCCTCCTGACCTCGCTCAGCCAGCCGGCCGCATCAGTCAGCAGATCGCTCATTGCTCGAGCCTGACCTTCACCGTCGCATCGCTGTCGCCGGCAGCGGCGACCGTCTTGCCCAGATACGTGTTGTCCGTCGAGTCAGTCGTGACCTGCTGATTAGTCGCGTCCCAGTAGACCTTTGAACCCGCCGGGATCGCTGTACCGGCGCCCGTGGCCTTCGGCATCTGGAAGACGCCTCTGACCGCCAGGGCACCGAGCGTATTTGCCGGGATGTCCTGAAGCGCGATCCCGACCAGATCGTTCTGAACCACGACGTCGCCGGCCGAAACGTCAGACGACGGCGTGTAATCGATCATGTCACCTTCGTGAACGAAGACTGCG